CAAAGCTGTAGTTAGCCCCCTTGATTTCCATTTGTATTGAGTAGGCTATAACGATCTAGATGTTAAGAATGCTTGCTGCTTCTAGGTCTGAAAATGTCAGCTGTGATCACCAGGCCTCCGGGTTGTGTCTTTCCATTTTTACAACCCTGCGTTCTGCCGGCCTTTCCAAGAAGGTGATCATTGCGGGCACTGTAGTGTCCGCTTTCAGCTTGTTGCTCAAGTATCTGTTTAAGAAATATCCTATTAGGTACTTGATGTCTGAATTGTTGGCGTGGGCGAGGTACAATCCTGAGATTCAGTCTAATCTGTTGCGTACGGCATTTATTGATTTGCCTGCGACAGAATTGACGCTTCCACATTCACATACCCACCCGCTAGCAGCCAGTGACCGATCTGCGTCGTCTTCATTTATTACGCGATTAGGTCAAAACCTTGGACGAACCCCATATTTCTATCAAATGTCAACTTCAGATGTAAGAAATGATAGAATGGGGTGTCGTAGTTTCTATTGGGCGAAGGATTTAACCACGGCTCCTGCTAGGTTTAACTTACCAGCTAGGCCGTTGATTTCTATGGTAGATGTAGATCAGTATGTAGATATGCCAGATTTTCTCGCAGAGCATGCTTCTCCTACTATTGTTTATACCTTCCAACCCGATGCGGTATCTAAAGTCTCCACTAACTATGCTTATTTCTTTAATGAAAAGAATGAGGTGGAGTATTATGTTACGGGAAGTGGATTTTATTGCCACCCTGTTTGGAATTATAGTGTTGATAATACTATGTTTACCCAGACTTTCTTTGGGATTCCTTACAAGACGGTGGCTTATCTTGTTGATCGACGAATGACTTCACCCGATCATGAGATGATATTATTCTCTCCAATTGGCACGTGGTACGGACCGTTTGCTATTCTATCTAAGTTGTTGTTGTCTTCACGCTTACTAGAACGGCTACAAGTAGTCATGCCCAGTGGGTTCTGTCGTTTACGGACTGTGACCCCCTCTGGTGTGATGGTTTCTACGGGACGTCCAGGAAGCTTTGCTTCCAGTAAAGTGTCAGCTGTTTTGGATGATGTCATTGCTTCCACAGCCCGTTCATTAAGTTTAGAAATATCCGCGCCAACGGTATTGTCCTTTGTTGATAATAACCGTGAAGTAGCCGCTATGTTAGTAGAATATCATAGAGCACATCCTAAGGAGAAACCTCCTGTGGTTTGTCCTATTGAATTTGCCGTTCGGAGGTATGCCTTTGCCCCTTGCAGGTATTCCCCCGAAGCTAAACCATCTGTAAAGGCGTTTATGAATCCTTTAATACATGGAGCCTTTGCTCCTGACAGATGTGTTGGCAATGAAGAGCGTTCAGTTGTTGGACGCGTTGAGGATGTTCGGCCCCCGGAAATACCGATGGATCACTTCTTGCAAAGTGCAATTAGAGATTTTTCAGTATTGCTAATTCCTGATGCCCTGGTTGGTCGCCTTGTTCCTCTCGGATATGAGGATGTCAAGCAGCGGCAGAATACCCCAAAGCAGAGACGTGTTCTTACTGCTTCTGAGTGGTGTTCGCCAAAGCGCTTGGTGTCCTCTTTTATGAAGAGCGAGGCGTATCAGGGTATCAAGGATCCGAGGGTCATTTCAACTATTAATGGTACTGACAAGCGAGAATACTCACGGTATATTTATGCCTTTGAGGCTATTATAAAGGAACAGAAATGGTATGCATTTAGCAAGAGTCCGAAATTGATCGCCGATCGAGTCGTAGAGGTATTGCGAGGTGCAAAAGTTGCCACAAACACAGATTTTAGTCGTTTTGATGGGCATGGATCTAATGTTATGAGGGAATTGGAAAGAACCGTGTTAACTCGTGCTTTCCATGGTGATTATCATAACGAACTGCTTGAATTACATCGTTCTCAGTATAATTTGAAAGCAGTTGCTACATTTGGCACGTGGTATGATACGGCATACTCTCGTGCTTCGGGGTCTCCAGAGACTTCAATTATGAATAGTCTGGTTAACTCCTTTGTAGCTTTCCTTGCTCTCAGAATGACTCCGGAGAATGGCGGTTGGATTGATTCCAAGACTGCCTATAAACGGTTGGGGATATATGGAGGAGATGACGGCTTAACCGCTGATGTAATGCCCTCCATGTATATGCGAGCTGCTGAGAGAATAGGCCAGAAATTGACTGTTGAATTGATCAAAGTTGGCCAATTGGGAATTAAATTTCTCGCTCGTGTATATTCCCCTAATGTGTGGTTTGGCGACGTAAATAGTATCTGTGACCTCCCTCGACAATTATCTAAGTTTCATGTGACTGTAGTGCTGCCTGATAATGTTACTGCACAAACTAAGTTGCTTGAAAAAGTTAGGAGTTATTTGTTAACTGATTCTAAAACTCCGATTCTTGGAGAATATTGTCAGAAGGTCGCGGATATTTATGGTATGCCGTTGGTAGAACAAAAGTGCACCATGCCCATGCGGCATTGGCTATCTCAGGTGGATATTAAAGATCAATACCCTAATGAGCCTGGAGATTGGGTGGAGAATTATGTTACATCTTCCCTCCCCAATTTCTCTGTTGTAGCCTTTAGACGCTGGTTGAATGGTTGCACAACTATTGAAGCGCTCTTAGCTCCGCCTATGTTTTCTATTGTGCCCGAAGCAGATTCCAAAGTGCCAGTTGTAGTGGACCAAGAAATTCTTCCACGAGCTGTGTCTTTGGTGCCAGAAATTGCCCGGGACAATAAGAAGATTAAGGCAAGTTTAGTGGAGAGAGATCGCAAGCGGAAGGAAACTTTCGCAGAGTGTCAAGAACGTAAGAGGGCTCTTGGTGTTTGGGAGGAGCGGAAAAGAGATGAGACTGGATTGGATATGAAACACTCTATCCCGGTCTCTGATATAAAGGAACCACCCCCATTAGCCCCAGTTGAGAATCCCACTCAGCGTTTGGTTGAGCCAGGTGTTTTAGCGCGGTATGTTCGCGTTTCTGTGGATGCTCCCACAGTAGATGCCTTAGCACCTGTGCCAGCCAAGAAGCCCCCACTTAAACGGTGGGTGGCAAAGCGTCAGTAGACGCGTATTTTGGGCTTCAGACTATCAGACGGGCTGGCTAGCGGCCCGTTATTGAGTTTTGTACTCGTGTTTGAATTGTTAATGTCTGAAGCTAAAAATAATGGGAGAAAACGGGGCCAAAGGCCCCGTCCCGCTAGGGCCCAACGTCGCTCACGTCGTCGTCGTAACCGGCCTGGACGCTTAGTGCGCAGTCCGGCTATGCGAGATTTGAGAGATGTTCAAGCTCCTGTTGCTAAGTCAAGAATTGTGTTGACTCGTAAACCCAATATGGTCACTTTACCCAATGGCGATTCACGGATTGTTCATCGTGAATATATTGCCGATGTTATCGCCAATGGGGTTGGACCTCCAACGACTTTTGATGTAAATGCCTATGCTATCAATCCTGGACAAGCAGCCACTTTTCCGTGGTTGTCTCGGATTGCGTCGAATTATGAATCTTATAAGTTTCGTCAACTGCGATTCATTTATTCGACAGAGGCCTCATCATCGTTAGGAGGTTCAGTTATACTTGCCGTTGATTATGATGCTAAAGATCCAGCTCCTACGGATAAGAAAACGGCTATGTCATATCGTAGTTCAGTGCGAACTGCTCCATGGTCTGCATGTGAGCATTCATCGTTGGCTGAAGACTTGTCTAAGTCTAAGTCTAGTTATGTTCGTATTGGTGCCCAGCCTGCTGGGACTGATATTAAGACCTACGATGTTGGCAATTTGTTTGTGGCCTCGCAGAACATTACTACTCCTGGTGCGACTTTGGGCGAGTTGTATGTGGAGTATGATGTCCTGTTAATGACTCCAGTTTATGAGTCTGCCGCTGCTCTGGTTCCTGTGGGCGGTACTGCGTATGGTACTGGTGATATGGCCGACTTCAACCCCTTTGGGGATGGAGGTGGCCACATTCAGCCTTTTTCCAACGCTATTATTATGAATAATTTGTCTGCGTTGGCTATAGATAGCCCTGGGAACTATTTGATTGTTGTTTCGTACACCGGTACTGTTATTACTGATGCCAAGGCTGTTGGCGCAGAATTAACTACCGCTGTTGACGAAATATTTCAGATGATCTTGGCTAGTGGTACGGAAGTTGTAGCAGTGTATTCTGTAGATGTTGAGGCTGCACAAGGTATTGTTGAATTTACCGCTGTAGCCACCACTATAACCGCTGCTCGCTTATGGATTGCTTTTGCGCCGCCTCAATCGTTGGTAGCGTAATGGGCCTAGTGGATGGACCACTTGGATGCATGATGTTGTGATGGCTTGTTAAATCTGTGGTGGTAGCACTCTCTATTCGGGGTTTCCCGGATACCGAGACTATTGGGAGTGCTTTGCCACAGGGTCATCACGTAATTCATTTAGATTTTCTGTTTAGACATGCCTCTGAGTGTAGCCAAATAGGAACCTCTGGCTGGTTCCCTTGTTTGTTGTGGGAATTAACGAATCTTGTCATGTGAGATGTCTTGTGCGTGACTCAGTTATCGGGTTGCTCAGTGTATTGTAAACTTCGACTACCGTGGTGGCATATTGCCTTCTGGAGAAACAAATCTTAGTGTCCTCTTTTGGGGAGAGTTTGAGATTCAAACCCTTTTGGGTTTTCCTTTTGTGATGGTTCTCTAGAAAACTGCGGGTGTGAGAGTTTGCCCTGTAGCATCCTATGCTAGCTGTATAGGTGTCTTTGGTGTTTTGGAGCCCAGTGTATTGTGGGCCTCGACTACCGCGGTGGCATATTGCCAGTTAACTGAACAAATCTTAGAGTCCTCTTTTGGGGAGAGTTTGAGATACACGCTTATTAGCGGTCTTTTGTGTTGTTCTGTTAACATCTGCGGGTGTGAGGGCCCACCCTGTGGTTCCCTTCACCAGTTGGTGACACATGCGTGAGTCTAACCCGTGACTCTCAGTGATGAATCCAGATTCCCTTAAGTATGGAACAGGAGTGGTTGTTTTCCAACCTGTTCAACGCGTGGTGATTACGCGTTTTCCGCTTGTATTGGTCCTTGTCTGTTTGGACCCGCCGCTCACTAGCGTTGAGATGGCAGTGGGGTTTTGCCCTGATTCAGCTTTGCTGTTTCAGCCCTGACCACCTACTGACTAAGTGAGTTATTGTAAGGAGATGTCTTTATTGTTAGAATCTCCTAGCGCGATGGCTTGTTTA